ATTGACATCTACGCCGGCCTTGTCCACCAGTACCTGGAAGCCCTGGAAGAGTTTGAGGCCGGCGGCTGCGTCTACGAAGTTGAAACGGGAGCCGGTGGGAAAAAGAAAGCCCCCATCGTTGCGACGCTAGAAACCCTGCGGAAAGACATACTCCAATACTCTGACAGGCTCTGCCTCAATCCATCGGCCTTCAAGACTGCGAAGCCCGATGACGAGAGCAAAAAATCTAAGCTGGCGGAAGTGTTGAGCGCCCTTGAAGAAGGCTAAGAATCTAGATGTTGTATTGGAGTATGCGAATAGCGTCGTTGAAGGGCGCAAAGTAGCCTGCAAGGAAATCAAGCAGATGGGCGAGCGGTTCCTGCGGGACCTGGAGAACCCAGCTTACGACTTCCGCACAAAAGATCCGGAGTTTGTAATACAAATCATTGAAAAGACCTTTGTTCACCAAAAGGGCGAAGACATGGAGGGGCGACCATTAAGAGGGCGTCCTTTTTTATTAGAACCGTGGCAGAAGTTTATCGTTTACAACCTGCTGGGATTCTTCCACAAGGGGACCAACCTGCGTAGATTCAAAGAAGCCTTCATCATGATTCCGCGAAAGAACGGCAAGACACCGTTTGTGGCTGCTCTATCGTGGGGGTTGGGGATTCTCGAGCGCAACTCAGGTGCGGAGATCGTGATCGTCGGCAACCTGCTGAAGCAGGCGCTGCAGAGCTTCAACTTCCTACTATTCAATTTGCGGCAAATGGGCGAAGCTGCCAATTTCCGCATCCTGGACAATAACCAGGAGCACTCCATCTATGGCGAAATCGGTCAAGGCTTCATGCGGATTGAGACCATTGCCGGCAACAGTGACAGGATGGACTCGCTGAACACGCTCATCCAAATTCTGGACGAGTTGCATCTTTACAAGAGCCCGAGCCAATACAACACCATTAAGGAGTCCGGCAAGGCGTACCGCAACAGTCTGTGCATCGGAATCACGACCGCTGGCGACAACATGAACTCGTTCTGCTACAACCGTATGAAGTATTGCCAGAAGATACTTGATGGCACTATCAAGGACGAGCAGTATTTCGTTTTCATTGCCAAAGCTGATGAAGATCCGACCACTGGTGATGTTGACTATACGAACCCCGTGGAGCACGAGAAGGCTAATCCGAACTACAATGTTTCAGTCTCGGCCCAAGAGTTGATGGCCGAAGCACTCCAGGCGCAGAACGACCCGCAGCAGCGCAAATCGTTCCTGGCCAAGTCTCTGAACGTCTACACCAGCTCGACGAAGAGCTATTTCAACGTCGAGGAGTTCCGTGCTAGCGACAGGAAGTTCAGCTGGACGCTAGAGGACCTAGCCAAGCTGCCCATCATCTGGTACGGCGGCGCAGACCTTTCCCGTGTCTACGACCTCACGGCCGCTGCGCTCTACGGCACATACAATAACGTGGACATCGCAATTACACACGCCTTTTTCCCGATCACACAGGCCCATGCCAAGGCTGAAGAGGATAATATCCCTTTGTTCGGCTGGCAGGATGACGGATGGCTCACGATGGTCAACGCTCCCACAGTGGAATACCTGGAAGTCGTGAAGTGGTTTGCGAAGATGCGGGAAAAGGGATTCAAGATTAAGGTTGTGGGGTTTGACCGCAAGTTCGCGGAGGAGTTCGTGGTCGAGATGACCAAGGCCAGGTTCAAGGTTGTAGATACACCCCAGCTGTATGTCTACAAGAGCCAGGGGTTTCGCCGGATCGAGGCCAAAGCCAAGCGCGGCGAGTTCTACTACCTCGGCAGCGAAGCCTTTGAATACTGCCTCCAGAACGTTAAAGCAGTCGAAGGAGTTGACGACGTGGTGAAGTACGACAAGATCGGCGACAACTACCGCATAGACCTCTTTGATGCAGCGGTGTTTGCTGCCATGCAGATGCTCAAGAGTTTGGACAAGAAGGCGAAGGTCAAGAAGTGGCTGGGGAAAGACACGGGAGATGATGGAGGAGGTGAATAGATGGGATGGTTGAGAGACACAGCAAGACGCCTGTTTAGAGAGTCAAGCCTTCCGAGCGACCCCACAGCTCGGTGGTTAGTGTTATATGGCAACCTCGAAGATTTTGATATTCCTGGATACACACGATTATCAGACAATCCTGAAGTGCGGATGGCAGCTCACAAAATCGCCGATCTAATCAGCTCCATGACGATTCACCTCATGCAAAGCACCGATGACGGAGACATCCGGATTAAGAACGCCTTGTCCAGAAAGATCGACATCAACCCATACAGCCTCATGACCCGAAAAGCGTGGATGTATAACATCGTTTACACCATGCTCTTGGACGGCCGAGGCAACAGCTTTGTTTACCCGAAGATGACAGAGGATCTGATTGATGAGCTAATCCCATTGAATCCATCGATGGCAAGCATCATACCCACAGATAAAGGGTACAAAGTTCGGTATGGGAACATCGAGTATGACCACGATGAGATACTCCACTTTATGATCAACCCGGACCCCAATGAACCCTGGCGTGGAAGGGGTTATCAGGTAGCACTGAGGGACATTGTTGCCAATCTGAAACAGGCCACAAAAACCAAGAAGAATTTCATGAGTGGCAAGTACATGCCTTCCCTCATCGTGAAGGTCGATGCAATGACGGACGAGCTCACGAATCCCGAGGGCCGAAAGGAGATCCTGCGGCAGTATGTAGATGAAACCGAAGGCGGCGGTAAGCCTTGGATCATCCCAGCGGAGCTCATTGATGTCAAAGAGGTTCGGCCGCTATCGCTGCAGGACTTGGCGATTAACGAGGCGGTTGAGCTTGACAAGCGAACTGTGGCCGGGATATTTGGGGTGCCAGCCTTCTTCCTGGGTGTCGGCAAGTTTGACCGTAATGAGTACAACAACTTCATCAACACGACCATTCTACCGATTGCCAAGGGTATCGAGCAGGAGCTCACCCGGAAGCTGCTGTGGAGTCCAGACTTTTACTTCAGGTTCAACCCGCGGTCGCTATATGCCTACGACATTCAAGAACTATCCACAGTCGGCGGCAACATGTATGTGCGTGGAATCATGACCGGGAACGAGGTAAGAGACTGGCTTGGCCTGTCTCCCAAAGAGGGCTTGTCTGAGCTGGTCATCCTGGAGAACTACATCCCNNCAGGAGATGTATATCGAGGGTTACTTTGCGGTGTTTGGCCGTGAGACCGAACTGTGGCCGGGGGCTTTCGAGGAAATCGCCCCAGGAGCATTTGATGAAACGCTCAGCAATGACATCCGTGCCTTAATCAACCACGACACCACCCTAGTCCTGGGCCGGACCAAGGCCGGAACCCTGGAACTCAAGACAGACAACTACGGCCTGTGGGGGCGGGTCAAGATCAACCCTAACGACATCGACGCGGTCAATCTCTATGAGAGGGTCAAACGTGGTGATGTGGACCAGTGCTCCTTTGGTTTCAACATCACCTCCGAGGAGACAGACTGGCGGGATGACGGAACCGTCAAGTGGACAATTACCGGAATTGACTTGCATGAAGTCTCAGTAGTCACCTTCCCGGCCTATGAGGATACCGGGGTGCAGGCCCGTAAGGAGGCGGTCGAGCAGCACCGCGAGCGCCTCTTGGAGGTCAGAAAAACTAAACTGAAAGAGAGGTTAAGAAGATGCTTAGGCAGTTGATGATTGCCAAAAAGATTGAGCAGCGTAAAGCTGCGTTGGCGGAGCTAGAAGAACAGGAAAGGGGACTAGAAACCAGGGCTGAACAAATAGAAGCAGCGCTGGCAGAGGCTCAAACCGATGAGGAGATTGCAGCAGTAGAGGAAGAAATCGGCAAGATTGAGGCTGAAAAGGAAGAACTCAAACAAAAGAAGGCTAGCCTGGAAGCAGAAATTGCGGAGTTAGAGGGAGAGCTTGAACAGCTTAATAGTAAAGAGCCAAAAAATAGTCAAAAAAGGAGCTTAGCAAAACCACAGGTACAAGGAGGAGATTATATGATTAAAAGAGGCTTTTTCCAAGGCATGAGCAGAAGTGCAGTAGAAAACTTAATTGTTCGTGAAGATGTAAAAGACTTTATCCAAAATATTCGTACTTTGATAGGGCAGAAAAGGGCTGTAACAGGTGGGGATCTATTAATTCCTGATGTGTTATTAGGTTTACTTAGAGATAATTTACATCGTTATAGTAAGTTAATAACTAAGGTAAACCTAAGAAGAGTATCTGGGACTGCTAGACAAAATATTGTTGGTGCCATTCCTGAAGGTATCTGGACCGAGATGGTTGGCACCCTCAACGAGATGGATATTGTATTTAATCAACTGGAAGTAGACGGTTACAAGGTAGGCGGCTATGTGCCCATTCCCAACTCCATTTTGGAGGACAGCGACATTAATCTTGCTGGTGAAGTGTTAGACGCCATTAGCCAGGGGATTGGATTGGCGCTTGATAAAGCTATCTTATACGGTACCGGTGTAAAGATGCCTGTTGGTATTGTTACCCGCTTAGCCGAAGTACAGCAGCCGGCATATTGGGGCAACCGAGAGAGAGCATGGACGGACTTGAGCGCTACTAACCTCTTGGCAATTGATCCGGCGGCTGTATCGCCTGCAGATTTTTTTGCAGACTTGATATTAAAACTTGGTGTAGTGCAAGCTAACTACAGCGACGGTCAGCTGTTCTGGGCAATGAATACCCAGACCTACCGCATTTTGCAAAGCAAGGCTATTAATTTCAACGCTGCTGGCGTAGTGGTGGCTGGTGTGCAAAATACAATGCCAGTAATTGGCGGTGAAGCAGTGCTCCTTGACTTCATCCCGAACAATCACATCATTGGCGGCTATGGCTCCCTGTACCTGCTAGCCGAGC